TGGGCCTAAAGAATGCCGACAAGATTATCCCGACAGACGAGGATCAAAAGCCAAGAGATCCTGTGTCGGAGAACATGGGCGCGCTGATGGGCAAACCGATGAAGGCGTTCATCTATCAGGACCACGAAGCGCACTTAACGACTCACCAGTCATTTATGCAAGATCCAATGATTGCGCAGGCGATTGGCCAGAACCCCATGGCAAATCAGATTATGGGTTCGTTGCAGGCTCATATTGCTGAGCATCTTGGTTATGTGTATCGCAAGCAGATTGAAGAGCGGTTGGGTGCGCCGCTGCCTGGGCCGCATGAAGAGATGCCCGAAGAAATTGAAGTTGAGTTGTCGCGGTTGGTGGCAGATGCGGGCAAACAGCTTACGCAGCTGCATCAGCAGCAGGCTGCGCAACAGCAAGCCCAACAAGTCCAACAAGATCCGATGTTCCAATTGCAGCAGCAAGAGTTGCAAATCAAAGCTCAGGACGTTCAGCGCAAAGCCCAGAAGGATGCGGCTGATGTTGATATTGCCCAGAGCAGATTGCAGATCGAAGCGCTGCGTATCGCTGGCCAAGCCGGCAAAGGCTAAACCATGGCAAAAACCGTCTTTGACGTGCTGAATGAAAAACTCGCCGCGCATAGAAACGCGGTTGCTGACTCGCTAGTATCCGGCGCTAGTAAAGACTACGCCGAATATCGAGAACTGTGTGGCTTGATTCGAGGACTAGAGACCGCACAGCGTGAAGTACAAGACCTCGCGCAAAACTATATGGATCTTGACAATGACTGACACTCAGGTAACTGATGCTGAATTTGAAGCCCAACTTCCAAAACCGGTTGGATACCAGCTCTTAATTGCGCTGCCCCAGGTTGAGGATACGTATGAATCTGGTATTGCGAAGGCTGATCGTACCAAGCATGCGGAACGCGTCCTGTCCATGATGGGCGCGGTTATGGATATGGGTGATCTGGCTTATCACGACAAAGACCGATTCCCCACTGGGCCATGGTGCAAGGTTGGTGATTTTGTAATGTTCCGTCCTAACTCGGGTACGCGCTTCGCGGTTAACGGCCAAGAGTATCGACTCTTGAATGACGACGCGATTGAGGCAATTGTTTCCGACCCGAGAGGGGTGACACGCGTATGAGCGAACATATTTCGTACGGTGTGACATCTGACTTTGACTGGTATGAACTAAGCAATATTGCATCCGAGCTTGGCGGCATGGTTGCAAGGTTGCAGCGCGTACTCAAAGTCATTGAACAACGCGAAAAATCCCAACACGAGTACATACATCACTTGCGAAAGCAATGCGATGCCTTGCAGGTGCAGCTAAATAGCCTGCGAAAGGACTGATATGGCATTCCAAAAAGTTGAATTTGAGTTTCCAGATCCGGAAAAGGTCGACAACAAGATTGAAATTGAGCCGGCCAAAGAGGTAACCAACATTACGGAGCCTCCTCCCAAGCTGGAAACCCCTAAATCCGAGCCCGAAGTTGAGATTGAAGTCGTTGATGACACGCCAGAAGCGGACAGAAACCGAAAACCGTCTGCACCGCCCAAGGATGTTGACGATGATGAGCTGGCAAGTTACTCAGATAACGTCAAAAAGCGCATTCAGCACTTCACCAAGGGCTATCACGACGAGCGGCGCAAGGCAGAAGCGGCTCTAAGAGAGAAAGAAGAGGCGATTAAGTACGCGCAATCGGTGTACGAAGAGAATAAACGCCTCAAAGAGCAGCATGAAAAGAGCCAAGCGGCTCTAATCGAGCAGGCAAAAGCTCGAACGGTGCTGAATTTGGAGAGCGCGAAGGAGCGTTACCAAAAAGCGTACGAATCTGGTGATTCTAAAGCGCTGGTTGAGGCCCAAGAAGCATTAATTGCGGCCAAAAATCAGGCGGAAAGGGTGGCTGCGCTCAAACCGCCACCTTTACAAGAGAAACCAGTTGCTGTACAAACACAACCAATCGCTCAAGAAGCGCCAAAAATTGATGAAAAGCTGTCAACTTGGCAGTCTAGGAATCGATGGTTTGGAGCAGACGAGGAAATGACCGCCCTCGCTCTTGGGTTGCATCAAAAATTGGTCAGGGAAGGCGTCGATCCCCAATCCGACGATTACTACGACCGGATTGACCGGCGTATGCGACAAGTATTTCCAGATGCGTTTGACGACGACGATGGAAATCAGTCATCACCTCCGGCTGAAAAGCCGCGCCGTAGCAATGTTGTAGCGCCCGCTAGTCGAAGCACTGCCCCTAAAAAGATCGTGCTGACACAATCGGCTATCGCTATAGCTAAACGCCTCGGGCTAACCCCTGAGCAATATGCCCGTCAGGTTGCTGAAGACATGAGGAAACAAAATGGCTGAGAATCGAACAAACCGCGAATTTCAAACCCGTGACAAAACTGCGCGTCGCCGTACATGGCAGCGAGCAGAAACCCTGCCGACTCCGAATCCGGAGCCTGGCTATGATTTTCACTGGGTGCGAATCAGTACACGTGGGGAAGCAGATCCTACCAATGTGTCACTCATGTTGCGTGAAGGTTGGGAACCTGTAAAAGCATCTGATCATCCAGAAATCACACTAGCTGCGATTGAGTCCGAACGATTCAAAGACAATATTGTGATTGGCGGACTGATGCTGTGCAAAGCCCCCTCTGAGTTGGTTGGCGAACGGAATGAGTATTTTGCAGATCAGGCCGGTGCGCAAATCAAGTCAGTGGACAACAACTTCATGCGCGAGAACGATCCGCGAATGCCGCTGTTTAACAACCGGTCATCGCAGACAACGTTCGGACGCCGTTAGTAATTTAGGAGTCTTAAATGGCTTACCCTGTTGTGTCGGCCCCATACGGGCTAAAGCCGATCAATTTGATCGGTGGGCAGTTGTTCGCCGGTTCCACCCGGATGTACAACATTCAATACGCGTACAACACGGACATCTTCTTTGGTGATTATGTCGCCCTAGTCCGTGGCAACCTTCAGCGCATTTCGGTAACTTCTGGCGTAGTCGGAACGGTTGTCGGCGTGTTCATGGGTTGTTCGTACACCAACCCGACCACCAAGCAAAAGCAGTTCAGCCAATATTGGCCCGCCAATACGACTGCTGGTGATGCCGTGGCTTACGTGTCTGACGATCCCGATCTGGTTTTCCAAGCGGTTGTTTGTTCGTCCGGTACTACGATTGCTTCTGGCGCCCGCGCCATGATTGGCCGGAATCTGGCTTGCTTGAACAACACTGGCAACCTGAACACCGGCAATTCGGCAAATGCTCTGGAAGCTGGCAGCCTTAACATCACGGACACTCTGCCCGTACGTGTTATTGGCGTGGTTCCTGAGACCGCCGTGTCCCTGGGTACTGCTACGTACGTTTCTGGCACGACCACCGTAACCTGCTCGGCACTGCCGTTTGCGCTGCCCGTAGGTACGGATGTTGGCTCGGTTGCGTCCAATGGCCAGTACATCGCTAGTGGTTCGTACGTGTCTGTTGCCGCTGCTGCTGGCGACACTTCGTTTACGCTGAATGCAGCGGCCTCCCCGGCCTTTGCAGCTAGCGCAACCTTGGTGTTTACCCAGTACCCCGAGCTGCTTGTTAAGCTCAACTTTGGCCAGCACGAGTATTACGCTGCCACCGCTACGGCCTAAAGGAGTTAGATCATGGCTATTTCACGCGCACAACTACTGAAAGAACTCCTCCCAGGGCTTAATGCACTGTTCGGTCTGGAGTACAAACGGTACGGCGAAGAACACAAAGAGATCTTCACTTCGGAGACCTCCGAGCGTTCGTTTGAAGAGGAAACCAAGCTGTCCGGTATGGGCGCCGCGCCTGTCAAAAACGAGGGTTCCGCCCTTGCTTATGACAACGCGCAAGAGGCTTGGACTGCTCGCTACAACCACGAGACCATCGCTATGGGTTTCTCCATCACCGAAGAGGCGATGGAAGACAACCTGTACGACAGTCTGTCGGCGCGTTACACCAAAGCGCTGGCCCGTGGTATGGCTTACACCAAGCAAGTCAAGGCCGCAACGATTCTGAACCAAGCGTTCAATCCTGCGTACACCTATGGCGATGGCGTTAGCCTGTGCAGCACCGCGCATCCGCTGGTTTCCGGTGGCACCAACAGCAACCGTCCGACCGTCGGCGCTGACCTGAATGAGACCTCCCTTGAGGCGGCTGTCATTCAGATCGCTGGCTGGACCGATGAGCGTGGTCTGCTGATCGCCGCTAAGCCGCGCAAGCTTGTTGTTCCCCCGCAGCTCCAGTTCGTTGCTGAGCGCCTGCTCAAAACCGAACTGCGTGTTGCGACGGCTGACAACGACATCAACGCGCTGAAGTCGATGGGCTCCATCCCCGAGGGATATACGGTCAACCACTATCTGACCGATCCCAACGCATGGTTCCTGCTGACTGATGTGCCCAACGGCATGAAGCACTTTGTTCGTACGCCCATGCAAACCAGCATGGACGCTGACTTCGATACCGGCAATGCTCGGTACAAAGCCCGCGAGCGTTACAGCTTTGGTGTGTCTGACCCCCTGGGTATCTTCGGTTCGCCGGGTGCCTAAGTGGCAATAAGGAAAGGGGCTTCGGCCCCTTTTCTTTTAGTAGTGGATGTGATACAAAGAGTTATTCCAGGGTCACCCTGCGTATTAGACAGTCCTGGCTGACGGCATACAGACTGATACGCACCGCTCGTATGCGAGGATTAAATGGCACGCACTACGTTTTCCGGGCCGGTCAAATCTGACAATGGCTTTGAAGGAAACATTATTGGTAATGTCACCGGCAACGTGACCGGCAACGTTACTGGCAATATTTCTGGCACTCCCACTCTTGTTGCATACACCCTGACGTCGCTACCGACTGTTGTGGTTGGTGCGCTGATCTATGTGTCAAACGCCAATACCGGTGCTGGCACGGTGTGTTTTGGCAAGGGATCTAGCTGGATCGACATCAAGACCGGACTGGCCGTAGCCTAATAGGAGTTCGTCATGCAATATGACGTTAAAGCCGCGTTTACGGAAGCAGACGCGGCGTTAGTTCCTTACAGAACGCGGGTCAAAGGTCTGTACATTGTTGTAGAAACTGGCGGGGCTCTTCCCGTAATTTTGTACGACAATCCCACGACCGGCACTGGCAACGTACTGGCAAAGTTTGGCGCCAAGGTTGCGGGCGCTCATACCGTAGTTATTCCGCCTGAAGGCATTCTTGCCCAGAATGGCGTGTACTGCGACATTGGTGACGCCGCTCAAGTAACGGTGTTCTATGGCTAAGACTCCGGCGTGGCAGCGCAAAGAAGGCAAAAACCCAGAAGGCGGGTTGAATGCCAAAGGACGCGCTAGCTACAACAAGGCCAACCCTGGGAAGCCGGGGTTGAAGCCGCCTCAACCGGAGGGCGGGTCTCGGCGTGATTCTTTTTGTGCCCGAATGAAGGGCATGAAGAAAAAGCTGACATCCGCCAAAACAGCCAAAGATCCCAACAGCCGTATCAATAAATCATTGCGGGCGTGGAATTGCTGAAATGAAAGACTCGGCACACGAAACAACGAAAGCAATATTGGATGGCTTGTCGGTTGTTACTGTTGTAGGTACGCTAGTTGATATGTTGCCATCTATTGCTGCGCTTTTCACAATATTGTGGACTGGTATTCGTATCTGGGAAACCGACACGGTGCAACGTATTCTTGGCCGCAAGGACGACGACGATGCCGTCTAAGAGCAAAGCACAGCACAATTTGATGGCGATGGTGGCGCATGACCCGGCGGCAGCAAAACGGGTTGGCATTCCTCAACGGGTTGGCCGAGATTTTATGAAGGCTGACAAGGGTCGCAAATTCAACGAAGGTGGTGACATGAAAGAATCCAAAGCAATGATGGGCAAAGAAGTTGCCTTCATGAAAAAGAAGGGCGCCCCCAAAGCCATGATTAAGCATGAGATGGCTGAGGCCGGCATGAAAAAGGGCGGCATGGCCAAAAAGATGATGGGCGGTGGCAAAGCCTATTCAGCTGGCGGCTATACCAAGGCGGCTGACGGTATTGCACAAAAAGGCAAGACCAAAGCGAAACAAGTCAAGATGGCTTACGGCGGGAAGTGCTGACATGGACGATATGAAAATGCGCAAGATGCGCAAGCTTCCGGTTAAACCTATTCGGCCCCCGCGCCCCACGGGCATGGAAGAAGACGGCGGCATGGCTCCCAGGCCTATGCGTATGCCCATGACTCCCCGGCCTGAAGTTGAAGAGGCTGCCATGGCGGATGTGCGTCGCGAACAAGAGCGCGAAGCAATGGGCAGGGCGTATGACGAAGCGCCGCGCCGGTCGATGTCGCTGGGCCTTAAGAAGGGCGGCTCAGTTGGCAGCGCCTCGAAGCGTGCAGATGGTTGTGCGCAGCGCGGCAAGACCAAGGGCAAAATCCTATGATGGCTTCACGCGGGATGGGCGCAATTAACCCAAGCAAGATGCCCAAAGGCAAGCTCAAGAAGCGCCGTGATAACACGGACTTCACGGAGTATGCTGAGGGCGGTAATGTATCCCGCGTGAACGAAGCTGGAAACTACACCAATCCTGGGATGCGCAAGAAGCTCTTTGAGCAAATCAAAGGGCAGGCAGTGCAAGGCACTGGAGCAGGTCAGTGGTCGGCGCGTAAGGCACAGCTTTTAGCGAAAAAGTACAAGGAAAAAGGCGGGGGGTATCGTGATTGATATAGAAGCTTTCCGAGACCGCTTTGCTATTCCAAATTCGTCAATCGTAGTCAAGCACATGAATTGGTGTGTTGTGCATGATGACGGCCCATGCACTTGTGGCGCAGATGAATTACAGACAGAGTTTGAGTTAGAAGAAGCTGGGTTGACCAAAGAGGATTTTGAGTGAAAGCCCCGCAGCAGTCTTTGAAAGATTGGACCGCTCAAAAGTGGAGGACTCGCAGTGGTAAACGATCTTCTGACACGGGTGAAAGATACCTTCCAGAGGCTGCTATCAAAGCTCTTTCCCCCCAGGAATACGCAGCAACAACCCGGGCAAAGCGAGCAGGAAAAGCCAAAGGTAAACAGTTTGTAGCTCAACCTAAAAGCATTGCTAAGAAAACGGCAGGATATAGATGACAACCTCCGGCACCACTGCGTTTGACCTAGACTTCACGGAGATTGCCGAAGAAGCCTGGGAGCGTGCTGGCCGGGAAATGCGGTCAGGCTACGATTTGCGCACAGCTCGACGGTCAATGAACTTGATGACCATCGAGTGGCAGAATCGTGGCATCAATATGTGGACTATTGATCAAGGCACGATTACGCTGACTGCCGGGCTCAATACGTACGCAATGCCTACCGATACGATTGACCTGTTAGATCATGTCATTCGTACTGGCCAAAACACGGCCTCGACGCAGGCGGATCTGACGATTACCCGGATTAGCGTATCCACC